ATCGGCCACAACATGAGCATGTTTGACAGCCTGATCCTGACCAGCGTGCTGGGCGTACGCCCTGCAGCTTGGGGCTGTACGTTACAGCTCGCCAGGTGCCTGCACGGTAGTAAGACCTCGGACGGCAAAAGCATCAGCAACAGCTTGGGTGCCTTGGCTAAGATGTATCAGCGAGAGATCGAACAGATCTTAGGGCGTTCGATGTTTAAGGGCGATGAGGTTATCCGCGCCGATGGCAAGGGTCGACTCGACTTTACGCCGTCTGAGCTGGCTGCCTACGGCCGGTACTGCAACGACGACGTGGCACTGTGCAACGCCCTCTGGCAAGTCCTATCCCCCAAGTTCCCCAAGTCCGAGCTGCTGCTGGCGTCGACCGTGACCAAAATGTGGGCTGAGCCGCGACTGATTCTGGACGGCCCGCTGTTGGCCGCCATGCACACCGAGATGGCCGAACGCAAAGCCGCGTTGCTGGGTCAGGTCGCGGACATGCTGGGCGTAGGCAAGACCATGACCGAGGCTGAGCGTATGTTCCACACGCAGAAGCTGCTGCGCTCAGACGCCAAGTTCGCGGAGCTGCTGCAGTCCTATGACGTGGACGTGCCAACGAAGCGCAGCCCCAAGAAGCGCGACGCCGAGGGCAAGGCGATGGAGGTCTATGCGTTTGCGAAAACTGACGAGGGTCTCACCAATCTACTGGAGTACGAAGACGGCGAGTCGGAGGAGGTGAATATAGCAGTCCAGGCGCTGACTGCCGCACGGCTTGGCACCAAGTCTACGCAGGCGGAGTCACGTGTTCAAAGGTTGCACGGGGTAAGTACGAGGGGTAGTCTTGCAGTACCATTGGAGTACGGGAAGACCCTTACAGACCGCCTCTCTGGTAGCGGGGGGAAATTAAATCTCCAGAATCTCAACCAAGTCAAGCCCATAACCAAGAAAACCCCCAACGGCTCTCTGATTATGACGCCAGCCGGGTGGAGCTACCTGTTCAAACGCGCACCGGATATGTCGCAGGTGATGGACGCCGAGCGGCGTGTCTGGCCCACACAAGACTGTCACGTTGTCGGTCTGCGCGACACGATCATGGCACCCCCAGGCTACAAGCTGGTAGTGGCAGATTTGTCAAGTGTGGAACTCAGGATGGCACACTACCTCTGCGGGGAAGAGCAGACTATGGAAGCCCTGCGCCGAGGTGAAGACCTCTACTGCAACTTCGCGTCGACGTTCTTCTCCCGACCAATCACCAAGGCCGACAAGAAAGAGCGCCAGCACGGCAAGGTCGCCATGCTCCAACTCCAATTCCAGTCTGGTGCTGAAGCGTTCCGCAAGGCTGCACGCCTCATGGCTGGTATGCGCCTGACTGAGATGGAAGCCCAGGCCACCGTCGACATCTACCGCGCCACCTACACCGGCATCAAACAGATGTGGTACACCGGCCAGAAGGCTATCCCAGGCTGTGCCAACGGCGGTGGGTTCTGGTTGGACGAGCGTGGCCTGTGTTTCGTGGAGCACAACGCCATCCGTCGCCCCAACGGTATGCGTCTGCGCTACTCCAACCTACGCCAGGAAACGCTGATCGGTTTCGACGGGTTGGAGGAAACCCAGTGGGTGTACGACGACAAGTTCTCCCGCAAGATGACCAAGACCTACGGCGGAAAGTTCGGTGTGCAGGGTCCGACCCAAGCGCTTAGTCGCGACGTGATCGTAGAGCACCAGAACAAGATCGAACGCGCCCTGTGTGCAGGCGGCGACCCTATGGAGGGTGTGACCCTGTGCGTACACGACGAAGTGGTCGCGTGCGTGCGTGAAGACCGCGCCGAGTGGGCGCTAGGTATGATGCTTGAGGTCATGCACACGTCACCCAAGTGGTGCGCAGACCTACCGCTGGCAGCCGAAGGTGCCATCGGCCAACGCTACGCAGAGGCAAAATAGAAATTGACACAAGCTACTACACGCACTAACCTCAGAAACAAGGCCGCCGCTGACACCGCCGAACACCTCGCCAGACTGGTGACGTGCAGCACAACCCAGCGACGGCTGCTCAACGCGGCGCAACGCGCCCGGACGAAAGGAGAGAAACCATGAAACCCATCGAGCCGATGGACCCAGCCGAAGAACAATACTGGCGCAGCCAGCAACCACCCAAGCGGAGAGACGACGATGAGTAACCTGGCCCTGTATGGAATTATTGTGGTGCTGATCGCCGCGCTGGTCGTTGCCGTGTTTGCGTGGCGCGTGGCGGTACACGACGCCGACAACTCGGACGACTTTGTCCTGTACCTGATCGACGAACTGATCCCCGGCACCCACACCCTGACCGACGATGGGGTCCACGCACTGCAGGACGAAGCCTGGGCCGTGCGCGCATGGCGTGGGGAGGTACGTGGTGATGAGTAACCTGATCCCAGTCGTCAACCTACCCCCGCTCACCCACAGCAGCCTGCAGACGTTTGAACTCTGCCCTCGTCAATTCGATGCCAAGTACCGAACCAAGACCGTTAAGTTCCAGCAGTCATACGAGGGCGAGTTCGGAGATAAAGCACACCAAGACCTTGAGAACTACATCAAGGCCAGCGGGCAGTACCAGTACACCGACGAGACGCACCGCGACACCGGCCAGAACCTGCGCGACTACCAGTGGATAGGCGAGATGCTGTTGCATCGTGCTCAGTCACGCGGTGGCTATGTCCTGGCCGAGCGCAAGTTCGCCATCGGCTACGACCGCGATACCAGCGACTACTGGGACAAGACCACGTGGCTCCGAGGCAAGATTGATATAACCATAATCTACCCTGAGCGCCGTGAAGCAGAAGTTTTCGATCTAAAGGGGCTGCCGCTCGACACCAAGCTGCCCACCCCTACCGGCTGGACAACGATGGGTGAAGTTGCTGCGGGTGATACGCTGTACGACCGGTCTGGGGCACCGTGCACTGTTATCGCGAAGTCGACAGTGAAGAACTTGCGTTGCTACGAGATAAAATTCGACGACAATACCAGCGTGGTGTGTGACGAAGAGCACCTGTGGGTCCTAGAAGACGGGACTGTCTTACCCGTTACGCAGCTGCAGCGGTCCATGCGCATACCACTGACAGCGCCGCTCCTGTGTCACGACACCGAGCTGCCCATCGACCCATACGTGTTGGGGTTCTGGTTGGCGGATGGTAAGCACACGAGCGGGGAGGTGGCTAAACCAGATGACGGTGTATGGGACGAAGTACAGCGCCGGGGCTATGAGATAAGCCACGACTACAACGAGGACAACGCTGCCGGTAAGTGCCGTGTACACACTGTCTACGGACTACGCAAGCAGCTGCGCAAAGCTGGGCTGCTCGGCAACAAACACATACCAGCCCAGTACCTTAGGGCCGACACAGAGGACCGCATAGCGCTGCTGCAGGGGCTTGTTGACGGCGACGGGTCAGTCAACCGTAAGCGTCGCCAGGTCGTGTTCGCTATCTGCGATGGGCAGCTAGCCGAAAGCGTGCGCGAACTCGTACTGAGCTTAGGTGTTCGAGCTACACTGCGGACTTCCAAAGGGCACGGGTTCGGTAAGGACGTGCTTGTATACAGCATCACGTTCACACCAACGTGGTTCAACCCGTTCGTACTGCCGCGCAAACGAGCGCTGGCGGCAGCGATCATGGAGCCTATAGTAGACACGCTCGGTAGAACATGGGGACCTCGGACGTACCGCCGCATAGCCAGCGTCACGGAGGTGCCAAGCGTACCAACACAGTGCATCGCAGTTGATTCGCCGGACCACACGTTCCTGTGTACCGAGCACTTCATTCCGACCCACAACACGGGCAAGAAGAAAGACGACTCGCTGCAGGTCGACCTGTACAGCGTATCGGCCATGCTCGACTACAGCAACGTGGATCGGGTACGGGCTGGCTACATCTGGGCCAAGCTGCCACCGGCCAAGGCCATCGACAAGCCACTGACCTACACCCGTGACGACATCCAGCCTATCTTGAATACCTTCGCGGCCAAGACGGCGGATGTGCAGCACGCATGGGAGACGGGCAACTTCCCACCACGGCCTAACAACCTGTGCCCGTGGTGCGACGTAGGGCCAGCGTGCGAGTTTTGGAAACCCAAGCCGGAGAAACGCAGATGAGCAATCAAGGTGTAATGCGGGCTGAGTTTGAAGAGTGGCTGGCTGAAACGCTTGGTGTTGATTTTGTAAAGAACATAGATAACGCCCGAGACGATGCCGGAGATTACAGGTTCGAGCCAGCTGCAAGCTATTGGGTCGGCTGGCAAGCCTCGCGCGCATGCTTATGTGTGGAGCTGCCGAAGCTCGGCTTTTGCGCAATGACAAACGATCTTATTGGTTACTCGCGCGGCCTATCGGACTGCCGCGCCGCCATCGAACGAGCAGGAGTATCCGTAAAATGACCGACAAGATAACCCCGCTGTTCGCAGGCCAGCACACCGGCACTGAGCCAGTGCAAGAGCTGATCGACCTGATGGAAGAACTGACGACCCAGGCCAAGACCGGCGCACTGCAGACCTTCGCCTTCGTGGGCGAGTGCGCGGATACCGGTATGGCGTTCGGCGTGTGTGGTGGGGGCGGCGACGTGTTCGCGCTGCTGGGCGCGCTGCGCATTGTGGAGCAGCGCCTCATCGACCAAGTGGAGGAAGAGTGATGGCCAGCACCCCAGAAGGACTCGTCAAGAAAAAAATCCGGGCGCTGCTCAAGCAGCACGGTGCCTACTACACCATGCCCGTGATGACCGGTATGGCCACCAACGGTACGCCCGACTTCTCGATCTGCGTATCCGGCCGCTACCTGGCCATCGAGGCCAAGGCCGAAGAGAGCGGCGCGCCTACCGAACTGCAGTGGGTACGACTGCGCGAAGTGGAGCGTGCCGGTGGTGACACGATGGTCATCCACGCGGGCAACCTCGACGTGTTGGAGACGTACCTGAAAGACCCCACGTTTGGTTGCGTGGCCGTGCGTGAGTACGACAGTCGTAGGGTAGCCCACCACTGCGCCAACGCCCGCGTCATGCGGGCCATAGCGGACGCAACGTGACCCTCAACGCACCCCGCCTGACACCCTGCGTCGGTAGGTGCAGCCACAACGTAGGCGACAACCTGTGTCGCGGTTGCAACAGAACAGTCGAGGAAGTACGCGACTGGAACACGTACACCGATGAACAGAAACGCGCCCTGATGGCGCTGCTACCGGAGAGAACGAGATGACCACAAAAGACAACGGCGGCCCGGCTTTCCCGGTCGCTTTTACCACTACGCCGCTGCAGGGTATGACGCTGCGCGATTACTTCGCGGCTAAGGCTATGGCAGGGTTTCTGGCGAGTGATGCGGACGCTCCGTCGTACGATACCCTGGCAGCGTTTGCGTACCAGTGTGCCGACGCCATGATCGCGGAAGGTGCCAAATGACCCTCCATATCCAGTGGCACGTACTACCCGGCCCGTTCAACGGCTACCAGAAGCTCGTAGCGGGTGTTATCCACGACGGTGTGTGGTACGCCAAAGAGATGGCCATGCCAGCGTCGTTCAGCAAGGCGACGTGGTGGCTAATCATCGCCGCCATGAAGGCCGAGATCGAGAACGCTATAAAAAACCCACCCGCTGATTGACGGCGGTAGGTGGGAAGACAGAGCGCAGGGTGTGGAGCAACACACCCGTTGCGTAGGTTACGACTTTCACCGGAGAGAAGGCAATGTATTGCCCGGTTAATGGCAACTACGACCAGCAGCTAACCACCGACATGCAGAAGACAACAAACTCTGTGGTAGGCTGGTTGCTCATGGCCTCGTGGTGTTACTACATCGAGCCTAACCCATGCAGCCTGCTATCGGACACCACGTTCGACAAGGCATGTGCGTGGTTGCTCAGGCGCTACGACACCGTGAACCACAAATATAAACACCTGCTGCCGCGTGAAGCACTGGCTGCTGGCACCGCATACCAGTTGGCTATGCACCAGTATCCGCGTGGGATAATCGCGTGCGCGCAGCAGGCCCGGAGAGTTATGGAGGGTGTATGAGCACCTTAATCAAGAGTGAGATACGCACCGCCCGCAAACACCACCCATGCGGGGCGTTCTACTGGTTCGACCGCAGCAACTACGGCCCGCAAGACGTGGACCCAGACGATTGGATGCTGGTAGAGCGCGTGCGTTTAGCGGGCGCACGAATTACGCCGGGTATGCGGTACAAGCACCAAACAACTGTAGACGGCGGTGAGTTTGCCGAGTTCAAGTGCCGACTCGACATGCACGACATATGTTTGAAATACAACCTGTACCCGGAGGATTAACGTGCAAGTCCACGCCGCCAGTAAGTCCCTCGTCCTCAAACTACGCAACCCCGAGCGCGTCACCCAGTACATCCCCAAGGCCCGTGTGGTTCCGGTCGAGGGGGTGAACTACACCCAGGTCAAGTTCGATCTGGACTCGGCCCGTGTACTGCGTAACCTGGGGGTCAAAGCGCCTAGCCCCATCCGGTATTTCTACGACTGGCCGAGCCGTTACCCAAGCCCGTTCGAGCACCAGATAACCACCGCCGAGTTCTTCACCCTGAATAACCGGGCGATCTGCCTGAACGGGATGGGCCTGGGCAAATCGTTATCATCCTTATGGGCAGCTGATTATCTTATGAGAATCGGTGTTATCCAGAAAGGGATCATCGTCTGCCCCAAGTCCACGATGGACAGCGTGTGGCTGGACGAGATCAATAAGCACTTCCTTGGCCGGCGCAAAGCCGTCGTGCTCCACGGCTCCCGCGAGCGTCGCCTAAAGCTGCTTAAAGAGGACGCCGACTATTACATCATCAACCACGATGGCATCAAAGTCATCGCGGATGAACTGACCAAGCGCCACGACATCAACCTCTGGCTATACGACGAGGCCAGCGCCGTGCGCAACCCGCAGAGCCAGCGCCACAAGCAGTTCGCCAAGCTGGTACGCCCCACGGACTGGATGTGGCTGATGACCGGCACGCCTTGCCCCAAGGAGCCAACCGACGTGTGGGGTCTGGCTAAGCTGCTGGGCAGCAAAAAGATTCCGCACTACTTCTCCGCGTTCAAGAACCAGCTCATGCAGCAGATCACCCAGTACAAGTGGGTGCCACGCGAGGGTGCGTTCGAGGCGGCCTACGACGTACTGACCCCGAGCATCCGGTTCCGCAAGGAGGACTGCCTGGACCTGCCGCCTGTGACGTTCACCACGCTGATGGCAGAGATGTCGTCTGAGCAACGTCACGCCTACGAGGCTATGCGCAAGGAGCTGGTGGCGGACATCGGTGGCGCGCAGATCACTGCAGCCCACGCCGCCACGAAGATGCAAAAACTTTTACAGATCAGCCTCGGGTGTGTGCTGGATGAGTACGGCGATGGCTACCACCTAGACGCCAGCGAGCGCTTGGGTGTGTGCGATGAGCTGATCGAAGAGACGGACAACAACGCCATCGTGTTCGTGCCCTATACCAAGGTGCTGGACTACGTTGCCGCGCACCTGCGCAAGAAGGGTCACCACGTTGAGGTGGTCGACGGGCGGGTGTCGAAGACGGAGCGCAAGCGCATATTCGATGAGTTCCAGAACGCCCCCGGCAAGCGTATCCTCGTGGCCCACCCAGCCACCACAGCCCACGGCCTGACCCTGACCCGCGCAGACCTGACCATCTGGTACGGGCCGATCATGGACTTGGAGATTTTCGAGCAAGCCAACAACCGCATGGACCGCCCCGGCCAGAAGAACGCCATGACGGTGGCGTGCATCGCCGCCAACCCGCTGGAGCTGGAGCTGTACTCCGCGCTCAAGAACAAGCAGGCCATGCAGAACACTATCCTTGCGATGTTCAAGGGTGAATTAGGCTTGCCTAACGCTTGACACACACTGCTACATGCTTATACTGACCACTACCGAGGCGCGAAGCCTCAT